GCCGCATATCCAATAATATCAATCATATTATCTTCAACTCTTGGATTTTGACTGTTTCTGATTTGCTTAATACCAATCATAGCTCTGTATACATCATGAATAACAAGCGGTTCTTTTAACTTTTTTCTTAATAATATGTTCCATATTGCCGCTATATTATTGTGTGTCTCTGTAGCATCACCATGTGCTTTTGCTCTAGGTCCGTTTATAATCAAGTCAACTTTTTTTAAGGCTTCACTACGCTGCATTATTATCTCCTTCGTAATAACTTAAAATTTTGTCATCAATTTCTTTTTTATTCCACAAATAATTTAACCAACAAGCAGCTTTGTACTTATTCCAACTAAAATCCATAGGTCTGATAAACACATTATGCCGTGCTAGAGCATCTTTTTGCTTGAATGTTACCGCTTGATTCAGCCATCTTTTACCTTTCCTAGCACCATCACTATCCTCAATGCCTCTTAGAAAATCGTCAGCGGCTGCAATTGCTTGTTCCTTTGTGCCAACACTAATGATTCGTAACCTACCTCTATCACGCTTTACAACGCATACAGACATATTATCTAAGTGTGCGACCAGGCCAAAACCATTAAATCCACTCGCCATCATACATCTACCATTCTCAAAAAGATCTAACCATCTAAATGGAGATCTGTCTATTAAATCTACCTCTGTCATAGTAAAGTTTTCAAGTGCTTCTTTATTATCAGCACCAAACTCATGGCCACAAATAGGACACTCACGACTTGATAATGGTATCTCTGATTGACACTCAGGACATACTTTTAGCGGTGTTGCTCCTTGTTTTGTTTGTTGATCTCCGTCTAAATCAACACCCTCATCTAATGTGCCATGTGTCAAAACACTGGTCCCAAAATCTAGCACAACACAATCTTTCTTAATAAGTCCTGGATATTCTTCTTGGCTAATTGTTCGCAATCCACGACCAATCATCTGCACCATCGTAGATTTGTATGAGCATGGTCTTGTTAATACAATGCAACTAATTGGTGGTGCATCAAAACCCTCAGTAAGAACTGCTACATTAACAACAACCTGGACATCTCCACGCTCTAAGTCTTTAAGTATCTGCATTCTTTCTTGTGATGGTGTGTCGCCAGTAACTATTTCTGCTCTTACATTAGCTCTCCTAAACTCATCACATACATCTTGTGCATGAACTATGGTGCTACAAAAAACTACAGTTTTTCTATGACCAGCTTTATCTTGCCACTCTTCAACTATTCTTTTATTGATAGCTCTTTTGTTCATAATTCTTTCGACTTCTGACATATCAAAGTCTGTTACTGTTTTGCGAACATTCGCTAAATCTTTCTGTACGCCTACATCAATAACAAATGTTTTTGGCGGCACTAAAAATCCCTCTCTAATCAAAGTGCTAATCTCAATCTGATGTGAGCAATTAGTAAATACTTTGTTTAAACCTTTTCTATCTCCACGATTAGGTGTTGCGGTAAAACCAACGATCTCTACGGAATTGTTCGCTTGTCTGACCTTATCAATGATACGCATATAAGTATCAGCTACTGCATGATGACTTTCATCAACGACAACTAAGTCAAAGTGGTTAATGTTATTTAGATTGTTCTCTCTTGATAATGTCTGCACCATGCTAAAAATAGTATTACCCGACCAGTCTTTTTCTGATCCATCTACAATGCTAGTTGTAATGTTAGGATTAACCTTAGAAAACTTTGTTCTATTCTGTCTTACTAATTCATCTCTATGTTGCAGAATAAGAACCTTGTTACCTATTTTAAATCTTTTGCCTACCAAGGCCGATAACATAATTGTTTTGCCTGCTCCTGTGGGTGCAACTACAATTGTGTTCTTATGTTTGTCTAAAGCAGTCGAGGCATCGTCTACTGCTATCTTTTGGTATTGTCTTAAAATCATGTTTGCTTCCTAATTTAATGGGTAGCTTTGCGGTGTCGGTGCTACCCAAACCGACTCTAGCAGACTAAGAAGGAGTCTTACCGCTAGAACCTAGAACCACTTAGTTGTTTTGAGCCCAGGGTGCAGGCTTAAAACCACCGCCTTGAGGTGGTGTGCCACCCCCTTGCGGAGTTGTTGGTGGTGTATTACTTCCGCCGTTACCAATATAACCATTTTCGCCAACACATAATGTGCCAACTAATTTATTTTTATCTTGATAACCATTGGTGCCTTTTTCAATACCAATCTTTGCACAAAACTCCATGCCATCCATGACCTCAAGACCACTGATATTTCTAATCTTCATAGCCTCTGGTGAGATGTCGGACTTTGATAAACCTTTGGCACTATCAACAATATCCTTAATTGTTTGCAAGCCAATCTCTTTGGTGTAAAAAACTCCAGTATCTGGATTTACTTTACCACCATCGAGCATAATATTTTGCCAAAACTTACGTCTTTCAAATTGACCAGCACAAACTGTAAATTCGCACTCGATCCATTTGGTTCTACCATTAGTTTTGAACATAGGCTCTTGCGAGTATTCAGTTAGAACCTCACCGCCTCTTTTAAGGTTTACAATAACACGAGCTACTGTTCCTGCTGGAATGAGTTCGAAATCACCCCCACCGCCACTTGACGATACATTACTAAAATCAATCATTTATTTACTCCCTTCGCTAGAATTAGGTGATGCAAACTCTAATTTTTTAGATACATCACGACCACTAATTTTTGTTAATAATTTGCCTAAATGAGGTTCTTCAAGAATCTCAAGTTGACCTGACCTATCCTTTGCAGGATAACTCCACTCATTGAGTGTTTGACAAACAAATGCCCTATATGGCGGGTGTTCGTCACCACCTGGCATAACTGCCATAGTAATAACTTCGTCAACAATGCCAGGTAGTTCACGGCCAGTCTTTGAACCCTCAATCTGAAGTTCATAATTGACCCTACCATACTCGTCTACTTTTTCATCGAGAATGCCAACAAAGATTACATTCTTAGATCTGATATGCTGGAGTTGTGTTAACCAACCCATCATCTCACGACCTTGCATACCATAGACCGCTCTCGTGTCTACTTTACCAGTTCTATCCGATTTATTATCTGGATGACCATAGCAATGTTGAAAACAAAGTCTGCCTGCAACTGTAATACTATCAACAAAAATAGAATCATATTTCTTCATGATTTCCATTTGATCTCCATACATTTGCGACACTCTTTGAAACTCAATATTACTATAAGGTTGATCTGGTGTTAATGCTGGATTAGGACCGCCAAGAAAACAAGCAAAATCTCTGCACTCTTCCCAAGTTTTTGGTCTGATTACATCGATAGGCCAGTTTTCAATGGCAGCATCTCCTGCTTCCAAATCCATAAAAAGTGTCGTATCTGGATCAAGAGTACGAGCAAGAGTTGTTTTACCCACACCACTTGAACCACAAATAACAATTTTATGACCACGTTTTTCTTTTAATCGCTCTTCGGCTGAAATAATTTTAAGAGCCATCTTTATTCTCCTTTTTATCTGGAATTTGAATTTTGATAAAGACATGACCATTTGATACACTTGATAAGTAGTGTTTATATGGACAGGTCTTAATCCAATCTAAGACTTCTTGCACACGTTCAACATTACTCATCTTATGATCCATCAGTAATATCAATAGATGTGCTCATTAGCTGAACAGTTCTATGCTTTTGCAACTTATCTTTGATTGCAGGCGGAGCACTATTGTACTTTCGCTCATCAATGCCATAAGTAATCTTAGCATAGTGCTTGGCATCATCTTCTGATAGATCGTTCATAAATGTTTGAACCAGTCCATCTTGATCCCAAGTGACTTTTTGTCTTAGAGTAACTTTAACTTTGAAACCACCCTCGTTAAGAGTTGTTGATCCATAGTCTTTGTTTTCGCTGTTTAACTTTTCTTTGGCGTAATTACCAAATCGAAGCTCAAGCTGTTTGTTCATATCAGCCTGTTTGTTTTTGATATGCTCTAATTGCTGCTTCAAATCTTCTCGGTATCTGAAGACATCAGCAATGGGCATAGTTTGAAAATCTAAGTCCATAATAACTCCTTCTTTTAAAATTAAGCACTAGATACCTACAAAATAGGCACACATAACCTGTTTGTCAACAGTATTTATTATTTTTTTTTGTAAGATAGATGAATATCTATATTGTGTATGGCTTTCATCATCTTTTTTTTAAGCTTAAACTCTGGTGTAAGTATGCCTTTTGCATCTTCAACAACCAGTTTTGAAAGTCCATCTTCTTCTTCAAGTAAATATCTAAAATCGGCTATATAATCACAAATTTTAACATCATTAATACTTAGTTCATATTTAATTTGTCGCTCTAATTGCGTGACAATACCCGCTCTTTCCATTGCTTTGAGCTGACCCCAACGCTCTGCTTCCCATCTACTATCAAACTTTAGCCCCATAGCTATAGTTTTTTTTGCAAAATACTTATTGTTGCTTGTTCTGTTTTTTTTGGGTATAAATGGGTATTTATGAGTCATGGAGGTAGTATAATGACAGATACATCAAAATTCAAGTCAATAGGTGTTGATATAGAAACTTATAACAAACTTAAAATCATTTGTGATCAAGAAAGAAGAAACATACGTTTACAGGTGGGTTTGTTGGTAGACAAAGAATGTGAAAGACTTGGTATTAATAATAATAAAGTATTAGGTTTAGGTGGACTCAATCGCTCTCATTCTTGAAATGAGACGATTTGCTCTATTTGTGACTTGCTTATGCCACCTGGAATCTTCCATTTGAACTGCACACTCATTCCAATCTTTGTTCGCTATTGCAGCACGAAACTTTTTAAAACCACTTAATCTGGGCCTCCCCATATTAAACATCATATTAGCACAGATTTTTTGTACTTCATCAGGCAAATTATCAAAGTTTTCAAACAATTCTTTGCACTCTGATATTGTTACCTCAATATCTTTTGCAAATAGCTCATTAACTCTTTCCTCAGATACTTCTGTGCCTACAGGTTTTCCATGTTCTTCATCCCACTCAGTTATGAGGTGGCCAATTCCTAGAGTAGGTAGGTTGAGGTGGTCTAAATACACGGACATTACTTTGCCCTCATCAGTTGCTATTTCTTCTCTTAACTCATCTATGTTCATGGTGTTTGCCTCATCAAACTATCTCTTCTAATTTGTCTACCAGCTATTGCTGCATCTGCTGGACTTAATCCTAATGCAGAAGCAATACCAGGATCTGTAACATCAATTTCACCAATGTTACTGATATTAGCAGCGGGTTGTACTGTAAATGGAGTTTGAGTCACTCTTGTGGTCTGTGTCATACCATCATCTTGTCCTGGTCCAACTGCTTGTGCTAATGTTTGTCTACCAACTCTAGCTATATTGTCAGTTACATTTAAAACTTTGTTTGCAGCATCTTCAACTGTATTTGCAACTCTGCTATTGATAGCTGATCCATTCGCATCATTTCTACGCAAGTTTTTTTGCATATCAACATATCTTCTCGCAACTT